AACAAGCTACTCGACATCCTGCAGACGGAGTCGCCCCACTTGTTCGGCGACTACGAAAAGAAGCCGCTGCCGGATGGCACGTTCGAACTCATCACCCCATTCAAGAAAGTGTAGGGCACAACTGCCGTGGGGGGGCTGGGCATGGATTCCGAGCTAGCTGCACGATGGGGGCTGGAGTGTGTGTTAATCCGTTCGTGCCGGCGGGCAAAAACCACAGCCCCGGACTTTTGGTTGATTCGAAGCATGCACGACCATTGCGATTTGGGGTCTTGGGTGCCGGCAACTGGGTCCGCACGCGTGGGGCCAAGAATGTATACTGGGCTACGGGATGGCTCTGAGGTGCTGGCACTGTTTATTGCCTACAACCGGTCGCGCGACCGATAATGCAAATATGCCGCGAGTGAACCAACTGTATCTGGCCCGCCAAAAAGGGTTGTGTGTGCCGACAGAATGGGAGGCCCGCGTACCACTCCCACCCTCCGCCAACCACATGTGGAGGGCGTGCCAACGTCGCGTGCACTTATCCCGCAACTATCGCCGATGGATCGCTCAAGCTCTCCCAGCCGTGGGCATGCTGGTGAGTCCCAGTATGCCTTGCCGTTTCCGCTTCCGGATTTGTGGTCGATTATCAAATTTACGTGATGGCGATAATTTCCAGAAACCATTACTGGACTTATGTGTGCGTGCCGGTGTTATCCCGGACGATCGGCTGGAGTACGTACAAGCGGCTGACTGGCAGTATATACCCGGAACGGGACCACCCTTCATAATTCTGTGGTTCGAGCCACTATGAGCCAGGCGACGGACGAGCAGCTGGTATTCGCCGCCCGCGCCGGCGATCAGGCGGCCCGCGACCAGTTGCTCCGACGCCACACCCCCCTCATTTACCGACTCATCCGCGATTGGCGAGTGCTCGAATGGGTTAGCCACGACGACGCAGAACAAACCGCCTGGCTTGCCATGCTGCGGGCTATCGAATTGTGGGACCCGGCTCACGGTAGCCGCTTCTCCACCTACGCCTGGGCGGCCATCACCAACAACCTCCGCAAGCTCATACGCCGTGAAACCCGCTGGTGGGCCCGCCATTCCCTACATGATGAATGGCACATCATCACTGGGCGAGGTCAGTCACAATCTGACGTTGACCTGATTGAAATGCTCGGGCAACTTCATCCGGTCGCGCGACAAATAGTCGAATTGCGCCATGGTATCGGTTGCGCGGCAGGGAATGCTAGCTGGCATACCATTGCTCGCCAGATTGGTCTACCCGTCCCAAAAGCCAGGGCCATTTACATGACGGCGATGGCCCAACTGCGTCGCTGGCAAGATGTTACTGGCCAGGAACACGATCAGGTATAATGTTGGTAAATGGAGGCTGAACCAAAAAAACAGACCCGCGCGTCTCATGCTGAAGTCGCATCGCGTGTGGACCAGATTATGCGGCTCCGCCTACATGGTGCTGGGTGGACGGATTGTATAGCATATGCCCAGCAGCAGGGTTGGGGAGTCACAGACCGTCAGGTTGGTCGCTACATCGCGGCAGCAGACGATCTGCTGGTCAAACGGCGCGAAGTGAACCGGCGGCGGTTGCTGGCGCGCCATATCGCCCAGCGCGAGACTTTGTACCAAAAAGCCTTGAAGGCTGAAGATTATCGGGCGTCCTTGGCGATACTGGCTGATCTGGCGAAGTTGCAGGCGTTGTACTCCGCGTCGAAAGACGTAAAAGAACTGGTCAAACTGGCGGCTGAGCAGGGTCGCCGCATACAGGAGCTGGAGGCCCGTCTTGCCGACACCCTCCGAACTGTTAGCCCGGTTGCGACGGCAGGCCTGCCGTCTGGATCAGCTCGAGAACCGACTCAGCTTGATGGCCAACTGGGCCCCTCCACGGGCGGACTTGATGGCGTTCGTCCAGTACACGATGCCTGCGTACCGGGCGAACTGGCATCATCGGGTGATCTGCCAGCATCTCATGCGGCTCATTCGAGGTGATATCCGGCGACTGATGCTCGTGTGCCCGCCACGGCATGGCAAATCAGAACTCGCGAGCCGACGGTTACCCGCGTTTTTGCTGGGCTTGATGCCCGCGGCCCACATCATGGCGTGCTCCTATTCGGCGAGCCTGGCATCTCGAATGAACCGGGACGTACAGCGTATTATTGAATCGCCCGCTTACGCTCGTTTGTTCCCGGAAACCCGAATCCAGACCGGTCGCGCGACCGGTCCTGGTGCTGTCCGGAATAACGATCTCTTTGAGATTATTGGGCGTGGGGGAAGTTACAGGAGCGCCGGCGTGGGTGGGGGTATTACCGGCATGGGGTTTGATTTTGGCATCCTCGATGATCCTGTCAAAAACTGGGAAGAAGCCCATTCACCGACGGTGCGCGAGAAGGTGTGGGAGTGGTACACATCCACGTTCTGGACCCGGCAAGCCCCGAATGCCCGGATATTGCTGATCATGACCCGATGGCACGCCGACGACCTGGCGGGCCGTATCTTGAGGCAGCAGGCGAGCGACCCCTCGGCGGACCGCTGGGAAGTGGTCAATCTCCCGGCCTATGCGGGCCCGCTAGCCGGTCGCGCGACCGGCGATGAACGGGCCGAAGGGGAACCGCTATGGCCCGACCAATTTGGGTGTCAGTTTCTCGAGGCGGCCCGCTCAACTTTGGGTAGCGCTCAATTCGACGCGTTGTACCAGGGCGATCCGCACGAGGAGAGCGGGAACCATTTCAAGGCTTCTTGGTTTTCTGGCCACGGCTGGGAGTGGGCAACTGTACAAACGCCCCGGGACCACTACCGAGTGGTACGTGCCAGTGGGGCTGTGGCCTTGCTCGAGGCCACAGCATGCCAGCGATTTATTGTCGTTGACCCTGCCGCATCGGAAGGCCAGCAAGCCGACTATAGTGCATTTGGTGTGTTTGCAACGACGCCCCAGAACGAGTTGCTGGTATTGCATGTGGAACGGGCTCGATGCGGGGTAGACCAGATCGTGCCCCGGCTGGCTTCCCTGTGCCGCGAATGGCGTCCATCATGGGTGGGCCTGGAAGCCAATGGCTTCCAGGTGGCTGTGGTGAATCAGGCCCGGCGGACCACAGGGATACCGAGTGTACGCGAGTTGACGCCCCGCGGCAAAGGGAAACTGGTACGGGCAACCCCGGCTATCATTAAGGCAGAGGCACGGCAGATACTGCTTCCCTTGCAACGTGAGCCGTGGGTGAATGAGTTTATTGGCGAGTTGTGCCGATTTCGTGGGCTTGGCGACGCGCATGATGACCAGGTGGACGTGCTGGCGTACGCAGTGGCCGCGATGGGGACCGGAGATGTGCCGACCGTAGTTGGCAACAAACCGGTCGCGCGACCGATAATTTGAGAGCCATACCATGAGCCAGGGATTGATGCCACCGGGCTTTGAAGAGGCCATGATCGCGCCGCATGCCCTCAATTTTGCGGCTGTCCTTCAACTGCCCGGGAAGTTGTACTCGTTTCGCTGGGATGAAGCGCTGAGAAATAGCCCGGCGAACGCGTTAGCGATGCGGCGCGACGCATTCTACCGTGCCCTTCTCCAGGAACGTATTGCCCCGACTGTGAATCGTGAGTTTGAGGTCGTCGCGGATGATGAAGAAGACCCCGTGGCTCAGCTGCACGCCGCGCAAATGGCCCGTGTCTGGCGGAGGACACCAGACCGGCGCGGGATGATCCGGTGGCTGCTCGAGTGCATCTGGTACGGTCGATCCGCGTCCCAGCTGGTCTGGGGTCGTTTGCCTGACGGCATAATTGGGGTCACGTATCACGAGCCTGTCAACGGCGACTCGATCCAGTTTGACTGGTCGGGGACTCCCGTGGTACTGGTGAGCCACCAAACTGCTCAACGATACCAGCAAATCGACCCCGATGCTGTCGTCCCAGCGACCGACCGCGGGGCGTTCGGGATACGTTTGTACCGCCCCGAATACCGTCATCGATTTGTGATTGCGAAATTCACCCGCGAGGCCAGCGACTACTTCGAGGGCGAGATGTCAGGCGGCATCCACGGCGTGGGCCTGCGGTCGTGGGTGTACTGGTCGGGCTGGATGCGCACCGAGGTGCTGGGCTGGATGCTGTCGTTCATGCAAACGACCGGCATGATGGATTTGTTGGTCCTGAATTATCCTGATGGCAACGCGGCCGCTAAGGCGGCCGCAACGGAAAATGCCAAGAAAATCAGTGGCAAACTTGCTCTGGTCGTGCCACGCGACCCGAACGAACGGTTCCCGGCGGTCGAACAAGTCAGCATGAACACAGCGGGGGTGGAGGTCTTGCGGAAATTAATTGAGGGCTGGTGCGAACGTCACATCGAGCGGCTGTTCGTTGGGCAGTCGATGAGTGCGGGTGGGGGCGGACCTGGCGGTCTTGAGGGTGACGGGCGGGCCGAGTTCGCGCGGGACACCAAGCTTAGCCTGCTTGAATCGGACGCTTGGGCGATTGCCGAAACACTGACCAACGACTGGCTCCGCCCCTGTTACGCTTACAACTTCCCGGGCTGCGACACGAAGGAGCTGCGCATTCAGCCGGTGGTGGAAAAACGCGATGTGGATAAGCGCGTGCAAGCCATCTTCACCGCGATCGACCGCGGCGTAGATGTCGAGGTGTCCGATCTGCGGCGGCTGCTGGGACTGCGCGAACCTCGACCTGGCCGCCAGGTATTGACGCGGGGCGGTGGTACGCCGCATGATCGGCATTACGAGCCGGTCGCGCGACCGGTTTTGTATGACACGCAGGGGCACGTTTGGGAAACGCGCCAGGGGTGGAAAGCCCGGGCAGGACCGGGAGCGCCTGCCCTCGGCCCGTTCCCGTCCAGGGCGCAGGCATGGGCCGCGCTTTCGGGCAAAAACGGCGGGACTGGGGGCGACTATAAGCGCATGGTGGAGATGGACGACCAGAAACGGCATGAGGCTGTCATAAAACTCTTGCCACCAGGTTTTGCGGACATCGGAGCTTCAGCCAGCTATAAGAACGGTGTGGCCGGCCCAGGCTTAGGTCTAGCCAATAACCGAATGGCCGAACATTTGGAGAAGCTTAAGACCGACGAGCTGATGCTGATAGTTCACCACTACGCTCAGTCTGCACCAGCTTCAATCCGCCCGTGGGCCACCAAGGCCAACGAGGTGCTGGTGAATCGTCTGGTGGGTGGGAAGCTGCTACCGGGTCAAGCGGTTGGTATCGACCTAGTGACAGAGCTCCCTACCACCACGGTCGATGTTAATGCCAAGCTGGTAACTGGGTCAACCCGGGATAATTTTAAGCCCGCCCGCGATATCCCGCGCGTCGCTTCGAGCCGTGTGGCGCGGGGCGTCGGCCGGCAGCCGTTTGCGCGTATCGCCCTGTTCCTGTCCCCAAAACATCCCGATCGCGCTGGGCTATACCTCACTCCTGGGTACGCCGTTGGTAGCTTTACGGCCCCTCATAGCCAGTCGATCTTGCTCATCGACCTACCAAGTTTGCATGCAAGGCTGGCAAGTGGTAAACTGAAATCACTCATTCGCAAACGAATGAGTAGAATTAACTGGAAGAAGGTGAAAAGAGACATGGTCCGAACAGAATTACAAATTGCGGTCGAAAGTGCCCAAGGCCAAGGGGCGATGGTCGCGAACGTCAAACGCTACGCCGGCCAGAAAAAAGCAGCGGAAGTGGCCAAAGCAGGTTTGAAATCGCTCATGGCCGATAAGGAAGTGGCCAAAACGGCCCTGCAAGCGATGGGTTTATCGGATGAGCAAATCGAAGCGATTCTGAAACAAGCTTCGTCGCGCGACTGACCTATTCCACGGCAGACCGCCGTGGCCGAATTGAAGCGCCGAGCTGGCGCCCGAAAGCGCGGCCCATGCCTGCTATTCCACGGCAGACCGCCGTGGCCGAATTGAAGCGAAGCAACGCGCAAGGAAGTGGGTATCATAAGGTAAGCCCACGGCGGTCTGCCGTGGCCGAATTGAAGGATATGGACCCAACATTGCAGACGCTGGCCGAGCTGGAGGACGCAAACCGTTACGCGGTCAAACGGGGCGTCCCGATTTGGGTTCCCCACCGGCGGCGTGTGCGTGGTCCTGATGGGTCCACGCAGGAAGTGGTTGTCCGGGAGGAGGACTTGCCTGAATACGCCAACCGCATTAATCGCCTGGAAGCCGAGCGGGGTGTGCTGGGGCGCATCACGGATGGCCACGTGACGGCAAGCGGCCCGCCACCGAAGTTAGTGGGATATTATAAGAATGCCCGGGTGGGTTATTTTGGGCCGAAACGGACCCCGGCGGTTCTCGTGGACTGCTACTTCCGGCGGGAATGCCTGTCAATAGTCGCCGAGCGACCGTACCGGTCGCCGGAAGTGTACCCGGATGTTAAGGAGATCCGCGGGCTAGCTTTGCTGCTTAAGGATCCATACCTGGATATGGGGACTGTGACGTACCATTCGGTCGCGCGACCGATTTGTTATGGGGGTGGTCATATGCCGGACCTGGAAGACGTTACTCCTGCCGAAAAAGAGCTGTTCGAGAAGTTCCTGCGTTACCTGCGGGTAACGTTCGGTCTTAGTGACAACTGGCCGCAAGAAGAGGCAGCCGAGGAAACAGAAGAGCCAACCGAAGAGACTGAAGAGGCGGCCGAGGAAGAGGGGGAAGAGGCGGCCGAGGAAGAGAGTGATAACTACGAAGAAGAGTCAGAGGAAAAGAAAAAAGGCGAAGGCGAGTCTGTATCGTACGAGCGGGAGCTTTCGCAGCTGCGTGCCAGTTACGCGCGTCTGAAGGCCGAATTACAGGGGATCGCAACGGAGCGTGAGATTGAGCGGTGCCAATCACTCATCGCACAACGGCTGGTTGGTTATCAGCTGAACGACAAGGAACGCAATAAAGAGGTGGCCCGGCTGGTTCGGATGACAGGGCCCGAGCGGGAAGAGCGACTGGCTGAGCTGCAAGTCTTGTACGCTCGTCGGAAGCTGCCGGCTGGCCAGCTCAGATTGTACGACGGTCACGTTGAACCGGCGGCGGCTGAAGATCCACTGGTCAAGGCTCCGTGGTACCACGAACAGGCTATCGCATACATGCTCAAACACCCCGGGGTGCAGTATGACCAGGCGGTGCAGCATGTCCAGTCATTGGCCAAACGGGACGTCTAAAATCGGTCGCGCGACCGGAATGGGGGGTTGAAATATGTACGGGAGCTATTCAAAAATCGCCGGGGCAAGCGTAGCGCCCTCCCGGATCGTCAAGCTGCTGCCGAACAACACGGTTGTGCACGCGACAGCCGCCACGGATGAGTTGTACGGCATCACTCAGCCGTATACGCGGCGGGCCCCTGTGACAGGCTGGGACGACGGTCTGGCGGCTGTGGCAGGCGAGCCGGTCAATATCTTCGGGCCTGGCGATGACGCATGCAAGCTGGAGTTGGGTGGGACGGTGGCGATTGGTGACACGTTGACATCGACGACAGATGGCAAGGGTGTTGCCACCACGACGGACAAGCACCGCGTGATTGCGATCGCCATGGAAGCTGGCGTGTCTGGCCAGGTCATCAAAGTCAAGCCGATTCGGTTCGACCGATCGGTTTAATTAATTGAAGGAGAATAAGCGATGCCTTTACGAGCCATCGGCCCACTCAACGCAGTACTGCCGGTCCCGACCGGGATGATTCAGGGGTTTATGAGAGACCCCGACAATCTACCCTACCAGCGGTACTGCCAGTTTATCCCGGCCCCGGGTGTGGCGTTCACCTACTACCGCATTGATCCGGACGCTCCAAGCAGACTGCCGGACATCAATGACTTCGCGTGGGCCTACGACGACTATGCCCCGAGTGGCCGTGGTTTCACGGTCCGTGCCGAGTTGATCGAGGGCCGGGTCAAGCGGTGGGCGTTCCCGTACCAGATCGGTGACCAGACAATTCGGTCGTGGGAGCAAGCGGGGTTAAAACCCGAAATGTTGTTCAACCGGTTGCGGGCGTCGCATGCCCGGCTGCACCAGGCCCAGCGAGCGGTGACTGCGCTGGCCACCGCAGATTGGGGCGCCAACACAGGCACTCCTCAGTCAGTTCTCGGCACGTCAAACCCCGTGTATTTTCAAGAGTCAAGTGGTGTAGAGCGATTGCCCTCTGGTAATCCAAACCCGAATTATGCGTCCATCCTATCCACGTTTCAGGCCATTAAGCGACGAATGCACCTGGCGACCAACGGGGCCGTGGATGGGTCCGAGATGATCGCGGTGCTGCCGCCTGTTGTTGCCACTGCGATTGCCCGCAGTGGCGAAATGCGGGAATTCCTGAAGCAAAGCCAGTATGCCCGAGACTTAATCAACCCTAATGTACGTGACTGGAACCTGCCTCCGGAATATGGCGGGTACAAGTTGGTTGTGGAAGATACCGTACGGTGCTTCATGGTCGAAAATGCAGATGGCACGGTAGCGAATGTGGCCAACCCCGCCGAGAAGGATTACATTCTAAATACCGATACCATCTATTTTGTATCCCGTCCCGGTGGTCTGGACGGCCAGTACGGCTTCCAGAACTTCTCAACCATCCAGATCTACCAGCACCGTGAGAGCCCGCGGTTTGAGGCACGATCGGACCCGTGGAATAACCTCGTGGAAGGCCGGTTCGTCATCGAGGACGCGATCTTGACGCCAGCGCTGATCGCTGGATTCGCTCTAACTGGCGTGCTATCGGGTGGCCAAGTCTCTGGTCCCCAGGCACCGTAATTGGGTGAGATGTTCATTTAGAGTGTACTAATTCTGAATAATCGGTCGCGCGACCGAAAGGGGGGGGGAGAGATGCCTGTTCAAGTCATGGCGTTTGGGGGCGGGTTAGTCGGGCAGCGTACGGCGTCGGCCAACACTCCGTGGGTGGTGCCGATCCCGCCGTACGTGACCCCGGCTGGTGGGTACACTAGCTTCACGCGGCTAGTGGCCATGAGTGTGACCAATGGCACGACGGCCAACCCGGTCTATTTCATGCGGCCAATCGGCCGTACAACCACCACTGCGGCCGCAAGCCAGGGTGCGACGGCCCTGACGCTGGCAGCGGACCCGGGGCCAGCCGGGAACGGGATTGCGGGGGGCGATTATGTGACCGTAGCGTTAAGCAATGGCACGTTCCACACCGCCATCGTATCGTCGTGGAATGCCGATACGAAGGTGCTCACTCTCATGGCTCCTTTACCGGCCAACGTATTGGCGGGTGCGCGAGTGTGGGATTTTGGTATTTACACGGACACGGACCCCGTCACTGGCGTGGCTCACCCGATGTTCCCGGTGGCTGCTTCGACCACCGGGGTGTTTTCGGCGGCTGGCGGTGGGTTTGTCGGTGCCGTAGCAGGCGACCCGCTCCTTTTGTTTAACCCGAATGCTACAAATGCGAGCACCCACAACTTCAGCGAATATGTGTATACGCGGGAGTAAGGTGCATGCCGCAAGAGTTGCTATCAGCAGTGGTTTCGTATTGCTCGCCGGCGGAGCTGTTCCAGTTCCACGACTGGCAACAGGTCGCGGACCTGGTCCGGGACGGCGACGGGCCGCGCCCCTCGCGGGCGATGCTGCTTGATACGGGCTCGGCGGCTGGGCAAATCGTGCAGCAAGCGCTGCTGGCTGCCTCGGGGGAACTCGAATCGGCGTGTCTGGCCGGCAATCGGTATCGGCCCGGGGACCTGGTGGCACTGACTGGGGGTACCACTGCGTCTGCAGTTCGGTTGAAGAAGTTGGTGGCGGACCTGGCCTACTGGTCATTGATGCAGCGTCGCCAGCCGGCCAGTGCAGACCCAAAGAATTGCCCTGGTGCGCAGCAAGCAATTGATACACTCCAGCAGTTGCGGGAAGGGCAGCGGGTGTTTGGCTTTGCCGAAACCGGGGATGCTGGGCTGGCCAGCACGGTAGCGCCAGACGTTAGTGCGCGACCAAAGGCCATAGAAATACAGGCGTACCGTTTTTTTGGTGATCATGCTAACAGGCAGTGATTATGGGCGTCTTGATTAGCTACCTAGGCCGCAAAACGCAATTTTGGTATCCCTGCCAGCGTTCGGAAATCCGGGAAGTACTGGCGAATCACGTACAGAACTGGAAGCAAGAAACGGTGCTTGTAGATGGGCAAGAGGTGACACGCATTATCCCAATCACTGAACTGACGGCGGTTTATGTAACGAAATGGGGGTCGGACCAGCCGGTGGAGTCCGAACCTATTCCCGTGGCTGACCTGCTCCGTTAAATCGGTCGCGCGACCGTCTGAGAGGCTCTTATGGCAATCGACGGATACACGATCAATGGCCCAGCGTTAGTCTATACCGGGACCGGGAATGCTGGCGCTCTGGAGCTGCTGGGGTATACGACGGACGGTGTGGATGTGCGGATTACCGAGAATGTCGAACCCATCATGACTGATTTACTGGGGACGCAAACACCCCAGGATTTTCAGGACATGGGCATGGTGGCCGAGATTACGGCTCCGTTGATTGCCATCGACCGGGCCGTATTGGCTAAAGTCATGGGTCGTGGCAACCGTGCCGCGGCGGGCCTGCTCAGCACCCCAGGCAACGTCAAGGGTGCAGGTGGGTGGGCGTTCAGGCTCGGGATTTCATCGAGTGCAGACAGTCCCTGGTCGTTTGCGGCCGCCATTTTACGCCCGACTGCGCAATTCCGGCTCTCCACAAAAGCGCAGCCGCTGACACTCCAGTTTTTCGCCTGGCCGTATGTGAGCTACACGGCCACCACGGCGCTGAATGCGGTATTGTGGACCCGTTCTCTATCATGACGAGGGTTTTGGAAATGTGGCAGTGGTTGAAGGCCTGGTGGTCTGGCGATCATCGCCGGGCCATTTTCCGGTATTGGGATGGTCGGAACTGGAAACGGGCAGACCCACTGGCGGTTATGGCGACAATTGAGGACCGGTGCCCGGACTTTGGTGATTTGCTACGAGTCATTGCGGCTGACCCAGACGATGTGCCAGCTGGTGAATTGCGAACCCAGGCGATCGCCACTCACCAGGCGGCAGTCAAAAAGCTGCTCGGAGTGGTCCAGCATGCATTTGGTGTGAAGCCGCTGGATCAGCTCGGCGGTCTGACACACGCTGAAATGATCCGTTTATTGACCGAATTTTTGCACTACATGGGGAGGTTGGCAGAAGCCGCCCGCCCTTTGCCAGCGCCGTCGCCGCCGGGCTCCCACTCCCCAGATCCATTAGCTACCCCGAGTTCTGCGGTTTGTACTTCCACAGGCATATGATTCAACAAAAGCAAGCTGAGCTATTCGCTTTGGGTATTGCCATGATCTTCGCGAAAGAGAACTAATATGGCAACCCCGTCAGGCTGGGATGACGAAACAGTAACTCAGGCACTCAAGTACCTGAGAGAAAGCGTTGATCTGCATAAAATCGCTATTTCGTTCCATCGTCTATCCTCACTCAGCCTGACCAAGTTAGTCGATCGGCTTAGCGCTTCGCCGTCGCGCGACCAGGGTACCAGTCCGGCACCACAACCAGCCCCGTCGCGCGACCAGGGTACTAGCTCATCCGGCCAGCCGAACGGCCAAACTCCTGGCCCAGCACCACGGTCGCGCGATCGGTTCGGATGGTTGCAAAAAACTCGACTCGGGCGAGCATCGCACAAGCTATTTGGTGGCGCGCGTGCTTTATGGCGACGATCGCCAGTTGGCAAGACTATTACCAGGGCGGTTCGCAGCCGGGCTACTAAAGTCTTCCGCGGTTTAGCGACCAGGGCGTCGGGAGTTGCCGGGAGTGCCTCCGGAAAAGCGATCGTTGGGGCTGCACGCGGCGTACTCAGCGCAGGTGCCGCGGCTGGCGGGGCTGCATTGGGTGTTGCTGGGGGGCTGGTCGCTGTCGGCGCTGCGTTGCACGCCTTCTACAAGGCCGTAACCCAGGCCTCCTCGGCGGCTTTGGATAGCTACAAGAAATACGCGGAAGTGTCCGGGGCAATGGCCGCGGTGATGAGCCAGCGCGACATCGCCCAGCTCCGACGCGATATCCGATTCGGCGAAGCGACAGCCAAATCAGCCGGGGCATTGGCCGCCGCAGAAAGCAAACGGAAGGATCAGGAGACCCGCATCGACATTGTTCTGGCCAACGCCAAGAACAATATACTTGCCTTCTTCGAAGAGAAGATGGCCAAGCCGCTAGAGTACTTGGCCAATGCTCTCGAGTGGATCATGGACAATTGGCCATTTGGTGGGGGCAAACTTAGCCGGGATCCCCCGGCCACGGGCACAGTGTTTGGCGACATAGCCGCACTGGAGCGATCGCATGACCGCATCCGCTCGATGGGCCGCTCATTGCTTGACCTGGCCCGCGATGCGGCATCACGCGGGGCGGGCACGGCTGCACCTGGTGGGGCGGCACCCCTGGGGCGTGGTATTTAAGCGGAACGAGTCTGTCGAGACAGGTAAACTAAACCGCCACCGAACAAAGCCCCCAGTATGCTGAGAATAAAGAAATGAGTACCAATGCTTCCTGTACGGACCCGGCTCCAGGGTTCAGCTAAACTTACTACCCAGTTAATTGGCAGCGGCGAATATTGACTGACCGGGATGGTTAACAAACCGCCAATTAACGACCCAATCGCTACTCCGACAGCAAGTGAACTCCAGCGCGCAGCCCGTGCGACCGCAAGCATTGCTATTGCCCAGCTGCAATGAGCAAGTACTAAACACACCACCCCTGCATTACGGTTACGAGCGATTTCATGCTGAATATCATAAGGAAAGAAAAAACCTGGCTGTTTTTCTTCCCGAATACGAAGATCAATGGCTGTCAAAAGTGTTTCAATACCCAGCCCCCAAAAAACTAGCGTGGCAATTATTGCCACGCTGGCCACGACTAAGGTACCAATTCGACGTTTTTGTTTTCGCTGCGGACGAGGTAATGATGGTTCTTCCAAAGGCCCCGGAATTGCGAATACTGCCCCGCACGGGCAACGCCCGGCACGGCCAGCGGTTTCTTTTGGTGCCTTGAGCTGTTTGTTACAGATCGGGCAGTTAAACCAGAGCATTGCTGTTCGCCACGGTGATGGGTAATGTACACTTACAATAATGTCACTTTGCAGTATTGCAAGACGTTGTTTTTCGAAGTGACCACAGAACGTGATCCCACAAACACGGACGTCTTGTGGCGCAAATATACCGTCCGTGTGCGGGGGTTTTTGGCAACCTCTCAGGGGAGTTTCCCATCCGATACTGCGGCCACGCTACAGGAAGTCAAGGCCGCGTTAACTACCCCTCGTCGCTCATTTAGTTATTCGATTGGCAATAAAGTATTAGTAGAAGTGCCGGCAGGCGCCGGGCCGGTGCTAGACGCGGCCCTGGGCCCGGAACCTTTACCAGTCACCATCAACGAGGTCACTGCGGGTGTGTTTTTGGTGGAACACGGTGTGATTTGCCGAGTCATTGATTGCCCGCCCAATTGTGAGGACAAATTGGACCCAGTCGTGTCGCTCCGTTGGGAGCAGTCCGAAACATTTGATACAAACTGGGCCAGCACCATTGAAACGCATGGCATGGTCATCGTTCGGTCCGACTTGCTACAGTCGGCTGATTCCTTTCGAGAACTGGCCACGCCGCCGGTGCTCCCCAATTACCAGCGCACCCGCAGTCATTACGTGTTATCGCCAGACGGCACCCGATTGCAGTTCTCCTTCACAGATGTTGAGCAGGATCGATTGCCGCCTTACCCAGCTACTACGGCTCGTGGGCGATTCACCGTTAATTCCAATAAAGGTGGCGTGCGCATCGGGCAAGTCGATCTCGAACTACGCGGGCAACCCGGAACAAGCCGCGGTGTGTTGCTGATCGTGGCCTTACGAATGGCACTGTCCAAATTAAGTTCCGAAGGTTTTGCGAGCCTCCCACCGGTGACATGGGGATCGGTCAGCGAGGATTTGTTCGAGCCTTCTGTAAGTGTGAGTATCCAGGGAATGCTCTCCCCAGCCGGCTATGATGCAGCAGGCGCTGCGGTTGCACGAACAATCCCCGGTACAACTGTGCCGGCACCTGGTGTTCTCATCTCTGTAGATAAGTTGGAAGGATACACAAGTGATAAGGCAAGCCCCGGTATTGCTCCGCCAGTGCGGAAACGTTTACTTGGCTTACTCGCGGCAGCGTTTCGCGATCCATGCGCCTGCCAGCAGACGATGAAGACCGTTGAGTTGCGCTCAGATCCAGCTGGTCCCGGAACATCTGGAGGGCCCTTGCCCAAAGCCACTGTCGAAATCCGCACGCTGCCGGATGTATCCCCACTGCCAGGCATGGCACCGACAGTGTCTGACAAGGCTCCCTACGACCACTACGAGATTGAGACAACGTTAGATTGGGATGAAGGATATGTCCACTTACCGGCCCCGAAGCCGGGTAGCCGGGCGGCGGTCGTTCGGGCCACGGGCCCCCGCATGCAAATGCTCGCATGCTGGGCCGCCGTCCGCACTGGAGTGGCGCCGGTGTTGCCGGCCTACCACCCTCAAAACCCCAACTTTATACCGCTTGGCGGGGCCATAGTTGCCAAAAACATTGACCCGGATGCCTATGGGGCCAAGCTGACACACGGCGTCTCGGGCTGGTACCGCTACGCAATCATCGACCCGAGCAAGGTCAATGTGACGGCCCCAGTCCCGCCGTTTTTGGCCGAGCTGGCGACTGAAGCCGCTCAAAACACAGGTGGGTTTTGGTCCAATTTGCTTTGGAAGTTTATCGGGAACCGGAACAATAACCCATTTATTGAAAATGGAGTCAGTCTGGATGAAGCACCAGTCCCCGATATCCCGGCTAATTTGTCAGGAGCCCTCGACCAGGTCACGGCTGCTTCCTGGAGCGGTTTGGGCGGGTTCCAGGACTTGAGCCAGGTCGATCGACCGTAGTGCGGCCAAGTTGGCGGAGCAGCCACTCCACTTCCGGGATGACACGGCCATATTCATCATAAACATAACCGCCGCGAGCCTTCGCCCCGGGCTGGTAGCCTTCCAACCCACACGAATGGCGGTGGGAACGCGGTGGATGCAAACCCAGCGCAATCAATTGCCTCCGAATTTCTGTAACGAGCTGACGGGATACACCCACTTGACGGGCTACCTCCCGGTCGGGCAATTCTTGATTAGATTTCACTCGTAAAAACCGCCGAACACGCTGACGTTTAGCATGGTCTGGAACCCCCGGCATGACTGTTTCCTCAAAGTCGTTTTCCCACAAACAAAGGTCGCGCAACAGTTTCACAGAACAGGCCAGGGGATCGCAAGCTGCCATTGTGTTCAACAATACGTTTTGACAGACTGAACAAAAACACAAAATGCGGTATTATAAAGCCGAGGAAGTAAAAGACTGGATGGTTCGTCAAGCGGTCGCGCGACCGCTTGACGAACGGGTTGCGAGTTTTGGCGGACGTTCACCTAATAAACGGAAGCCAACCCTGAGTGCCAGCGGCGCGGTGACGGCCATCCCAAGGTCGTCAGGGAGCCAACAGGGAAACCGATCGGGGTTAACACCTCCCCCGAGCGGGCGTGTCATGGGCGGTGAAAGGGGTCTCCTGCGACCGGTTCGGCCGAGCGGCGAGTTTTCCGGGCAACGGGCCAGTAGTCGATCTGGCGATGCAGCATACGTCCCGGTCCTTAAATCACAGCCAACCAAACTCTGTCAGTAGCAGCCCAAGACGCCCCTGAAATACGGTTCTACTCTCCGGTCTTCGAAATGCGGTATTCTTATCTATCATTCGTGATGATGATGGGGAATGCTGCATTGTCTGTTACAAATCGCAGGAACGATCGTATGACTATCGAGGAAATCTATCGCTTGGGGTATGATCCAGATCGGGTGCCGGCAAACCTGGGGCGTGGCGATGCGAAACCGGGTGGCTGGCGGGCGGATTTGAGTGAGTGGCGGAAGTGGCGATTGGGCGAGAAGCTGGCATGCCAGGTGGATGGCTGCAAAGTGAAGTATGCGGAAGATGCACGGGTGGGCGGGAAGTGGGTTCGGGTGTGTGGCTACTGCCGCGAGAAAGTGCGTTCGCTTCGGTCGCGCGACCGAAGCGAAGGACAGGGGGTATCATAAAGTATGGCTATTGATTTTACGAGCAACCCCGGTGGGCTTTTCCCGCGGTTAGGCCGTATCGGCAAGATACTGCTCACGCTAAATCAGAATCAGGCGGCGGTCAAAGCACAGATCGACAACTTGCAGGACCAGTATGACAGCACGTTGCAGGCGGAGTTTGGGCCAGTGGCTGAGGCCCAGTTCACTTTGGTTCGTAATTTATCCAGTCAATTGATGCCACCCTTGGCGGCACTGGCTCGCAAAACTGTGATAAGTATGGTGCGTGCGGATGTGCCGTCAATCGGTGGCGGTTTGCTAGACGCATTAACGGAAGTGCGTCGGCAGATGCTCGTGGGTGGGGTGACCGTGAAGCGGTGTGTGGTCGGTGCTGCGGTGTCTGCGTTGCCTGGTTTTGTGGGCACGGGGCAAGTAGTGCTTTCGTCAAAGCGAGGAGATGGCCTGCAACAAGAGAACATGATTGCGGAAGTCGGGCGTTTGGTTTGTACGCGGGACAGCTATTCCGGCGGGGCTACAGCCGGCCAGGAAACTTTCACCTATTTCGGTGAGGATACGGAAAACGCGAGCGTCTATGATTGGGACTGGCCGCAAGGTTCGGGTTCTCGGGTGACCATCTCTGTGGTTTCCGCATCGCAAGGCCCAGATCAATCGAACTTGCTAGCCAACGGTGATTTTGAAACGTGGAGCGGTTCACCGCTGCGTGCGACCAATTGGGAATTGGCGGTAGGGAGTTGGGGTACTCATGCGATACAGGACAACACGGCCGCATATACTGGCCAGCGTGCCTTGCGTTTGACGGCGGGGGCCACATTGACCGAGTTGTACCAAGAGTACTTGGCCGCGGTGCCAGTGGCCCAGCAAAGCTATGCTATTCGGCTGATGGCCCGCAAGTATTCGGGAACAATTACAGCGGGAACTCTGGCAATTGACTGGGTAGACGACGCGGGTGTAGTGATTAACGACCAACAAGGCCAAGCCAATACTTTCACGGTTGACCTGACCACGCTGACGACAACGTATACAGCGTGGGTCGGGGTGTTTCGGTTGCCCAAACGCCCACCCGGAGTTGTGCGATTGCGGATACGTCTTACGACGGCGTTAGCGGGTGGCGATGTACTGCTGGACGGCGTTGTTTGCACGCCGCTCAGGGCGTTATCGCGTGGCGGGCCGGGGGTAGCGATAATCGCCGGCAATACGCCGTTTGAGCAGGATGACACC